ACGTCATCATCACGGTCTAGGTATGACATCCAGAGAGTTGCTCCACTAGGTGCTACCCAAGTCTTGTCTCTCTCCATAAACTTAATTCCAGGAATTGCTTTGGGGTACAACTCTTTTGATACTGAAATAAGTTCTCTTAATTCTTCTGTGCTTCTACGTACAAGCAGCATACGTGCCTGAGGGTTATTTAAATAACGTACTGGGTCAGCAACCATTGCGTAGGATTTACCACCACCAGCACTACCCCCGTACAACACTTCTTGTTCTGTGGCAGAAAGAAAATCTGTTTGAGGCCCACGGTTAGGTTGAAAGATTATTTCTCGTACAGCTTTTTCTACATCAATTGATGGGGGCAATGGCTGCGCCGATACTACCTCTTCTAATTTTTTCTTCGAGCTTTTCCGCCTTTTCGAGAGCCTTTTTGTATCGCTCGGCAAGGTAACGTTGGTTTGAAGCTTCTCTCTTGTACTTTTCTTCAAGTTTAACTCTCTTGTATAATCCTACATGTGACATATACCTACCTGATTCGTTACTTAACCAGTTTGCTACATCTCTGTAACTGTACTGTTTAAGAAACTTTTTAGCTTGTTCATAAAGTTCAAGCTCATCCTGTATAGGTAAAAGAATCTCAGGATCATTAGGATCTTCTTCGTATCCAAAAGGAATTGTTCTGCCTACTCTAACTAAAGGGTACCAGACTTTATTTCCATCTACTCTTTCTGGAGCAGGAAGTCTCCAAGTTTTATGTGTCTTCATTTTCTTTTGGGGGTAAAATAAACAAAGGACTTTCTGACTTTACCTCAACTTTTTCTGTTTTAGCAAATCCAGCTCTGTCCAAAAAGTCTTTAGCAGCAGCCATCTTTTCTTTATTTCCCAAGTCTGTAGGATTTTGAAGTATCTCCATCATAGACCAAGCTGCCTGTGGTCCACGAGTTGCAATAAACTTTTTAGTAAGTTCTGCAACCTCATCAATCAGACTGTTCATAACGGTTGTTGAAGATGTACCCTCAGCATATCCAGCAAGCTTAATAGCTTTAACTGGATTGCCTTGGGCTTCTTCAAACAAGACATCTAAAAACTTTTGCTGTTTTTCAGTAAGGTTTTTTGCCATTTACTTTTTCTTTTTCTTTTCTGCAGCACGTATCTTAGCACGTTCTACTGCAGTTAAAGGTCCAAATTTTTCTAGAGCTTTTTTAGCTGCAGCATTTCCAGGGTTTTCAACAGCTTTTTTAACGGCTGCTTCTCTACGTGCACTAGCTGATGGTTTAAGAGCTTTTTTAGTATCTTTTACAATTTGATCAGTAGGGCTTCTAGAAGGAGCAAACATCTTTGGAGAATCCAACATAGAAGTTTTTACTTTTGGCTGAGATGCAGTTTTAGCAGTTTTTGGCTCTGTAGGACGAGCTTTGGGGCGAAGAGAAGTTGACATGGGTTTGCTGAGATCTGATGCATAAACAGCAGCCATAACCTTTCCATTTTTGTCCGTATAGTACAAAGCTCCTGCTTTCTTAGCTGCAGCAATACTTTTGTATTTACTTGCTTTAGCTTTTTCTGCAGAAAGAGAAGAACCTTTTTCTTTAATTTTTGCATTAAGATATTCACGTAAAGTAGCCATTATTTTTTTCCTCGTTTTTGTGTTCCTGGATTTGATGCACCACATTTAGCCATACCACCGTGTACATACCCAGATCTTTTTTTAGGCATACCGCCTTTATTCATTCCCATACCAGAAGTCATTCCTCTGGCAGACATCATACCCTGAGGGGAACGATTTGCCGAGGGACGATAACGACTTTGCTCCCCTTCCATAGGTGTTGTAGGCCCACCTAAAGCATAACCTTTTTTCATGTGATAACCCTTTCCTCCACAATGATTACAACCTTTACCTTTACATTTTGGACATGTAACTTTATTCATTTTGTTAGACCTCTTATCTACACCTTCAATTTTACCTTTATTTTTTGATGCATAAAACACTTCTTTTCCCTTTTTAGGTCCATATTTGTCTTTCATAGACTTCATAATTTTTTGACCTTTTTCAGTAAGGGGCATTTTAAAATTCCTATGCTACAACAAAATCTACAATTTGTCCTTGTGGTACTTTATTCTGATTGTGTGGATGATAAGCATAAATACTTTCATTCTTAAACTGTTCTGCTCTTTTATCTACAGCTTTTTGAGTTTCTTCTACTACTCTTTGCTTTTCCGTAGGTACCTTGTCAAAAGGCATCTGAGGCAAAGGTAAATAATCTAAAAGACCTAAACTAATAGCCATTTACGTTTTTTCTTTTTCTTAGTTGTCCAAGCTTCATTTTCAGGAGTATTAGGATCATCTGCAATATAATGACCTTTAGAGTTTCTAGCACGAACTAGCTCTACTTCTTGTGTGCATAACTCTTCTACTAGATTATCTTTATACCAAACCTGTCCATAAGCGTCTACCCCAGCTACAGGTTGCCCTTGGGGCGAATAGACGGTGTTTTCATCAACAGTATAGTTAGATTTTTCTAAGACTTCTTTGTGGTCCTTAAACATTATTTCTTTTTCCTTACCATTCCACCTTTAGCGGCTCTAAAGGGTTTCGTCTTTTTTGCAATGCTTTTAGGTTGAGCCACAAACTGCTTACCTGCCTTCGTGCCTTGTCGTTTAGCTCTGGTTGTAGCGGCATACTCACTGCTGCTAAGAGACTTAATAGCTGAAGAAGGAAGGTAACGTTCACCAGTTGCTTTTGGCCCTTGAGTAGATGGCTTACCACTCTTGGTTCTCCACTTTTGTTTAGTCCAATTTTTTAAAGACTTTTGAGATTTAGCGAGGGCCATTACGTATAGCCCCCACCTTTTGCTTTATATTGCTTTGCAACCATTTGTGCCTTCCTAGCGCTCCACTGTCCAGGCTTTCCACCTTTGCTGCCAGCTTTAACGGACGCAACAAGACGCTTACGCATAGTAGGCTTAGTATAATTACCCGCTGCATTTATCGTAGATTTTCGAGTAGATTTCGCCACTTAAGAACCTTTTACCCACTTTTTAGATGGAGACTTTGTTTTACTGGGACTCCACTTAACTTTATCAGCCCAATAAGCTGCAGACATTTTACCTTTTGAAATATTTTTAGCGTGACGAGATTTAAAAGCTTCTCGTTGTCCAGCAGTCTGGTTAGTCTTTACACCTTTTTGACCAAACTTAATATACTTATACTTACCACCTTCAGAAGCCATAACGTGATGAGATTTACCACTGCTATCGTTTAAACGTTGCGGTTTGTTGACTCCTTTGAGTCCCACCTCTTTCATTTTATTTTTAACTCTTTCAGGTATGGACATTAAAGTTTTCCTGCATTTTTGTTTCTAGGAAAAGATCTGTTTGCACGTTTTGTAGTTACAGACAAATTTTTCTTAGAGTTATCTCTGGGATTGCCATTTTTATGATTGACATCTTTGCCATCACCTTTACGAACTACACCAGTTTTAGTTAAAACACTTCTAGCAGAGTTACGAGAAGCTCTGTTTTTCTTTTGCTTTGAACTGCTGTGGTAGTTTTTATATTCGCTTTTATAGTTTCTCATGGGCCTAAACTACAGGGGGAACAAGGACGGTTCTCTTTTTACCCCTGCTTTCTATTATAAATTCATCTACTAAACTTATACCGTCAAATTACATCATTTCAAAGTGAGGTGCATCAATAAAGGGTCTACGTCCTTCAGAACGACGAAGGTCAATATAAGCATTCATTGCATCTTCTGCGCTACCCTCATAAAGTCTGATATCTCCCTCAGACCAAGCAGCTCCCCACTTTATTGCTACGGAGTGTCTACGAGCTGCTTCTGCCATTGCATCACAAATATCATCATAAACATTTAGTTCCCAAGAGACATTAGAACCAAAATAAGCAACAAGGTCTACAGCTCTACCTTCAAGGTGCTTAGACTTCATTGTTTGTGATCTACCAGACTCATAGAGTTCTTTTTGTTCTTCTAAAGTACGAAGCCCATAAGTAACTCCAAAGTCTACCTTTGTGAGCTTAATAGCTTCCAGTACCACATTTACTAGATCTTTTTCTACACCTTCAAGTTTACGAATACTTCTTTCGCTAAGTTTAAATGCCATTACTTTTTCCTCTTTGTAACTGAACCACCTTTGTTCAGTAATACACGGGTTGGTTGCTTAGTTTTTCTACCTGGTTTAGATGGTGCGGGGTTTTTCTTAGAAGGCGGGGGGCCGTAAAGGTCTCTAATAATTTTATCAAAATAGACTGGGTTTTCTTTAATAATTTGTCTTAACTTAATTTTTTCTGAACCAGTAAACCGTGGTTTTTCACCTTTACCAGAACCTGTTGGATCTACTGCCATTATTTTTTCTTTCTTGCTACAGTTTTCTTTTTCTTTTTAGGCATAGCTTTTAGAGGCACAGCTCCTACAGAAATAACTATTGCCATCTTACTTTTTTTAGGAGTAGGTTTCTTAGCCATTAGATATCTATTCCCTTTGATTTAGTTACGGACATGTCTACACATTTTAAAATAGCAACTGCTGATGGATCAGGTTTAGTGTTTTCAAGTTTTATCATAATTTCTTGACGAATAACTTCACACATTTCTTCATTGGGAAACAGTGCTTGATTGACTATTACCTGGTGTTGTCCCTGAAACATTAGCATTGTTATTAGTACGTACATTTGGGTTTCTCCTAAAGAGGAGTAAAATAAAATTCAAACAACCTCTTGCTATTTCTGTTGGGGTAGGTAAAAGCCATCCAAGAATTAATAATAAAATAACCCAAGGTGGTATGTTAGTATTTAGTATTTGTAGGTTATCTACTACACCAGCCTCAACTTCTTTTGTTGTATTTACTACATCCCTACCTGCATTTATTTCTTCTTCAAAGGTAACTGCTGACTGTCTATTCTCTTTGCCTATCTGAGCATTTGAATTAACTGTTGGGCCTCCACCACCCCCAGATAAAATTCCTAAGCTGCTTAATCCGCAACTTGATAAAAACAAAAATAGTATTAGCCATTTCATTTTTCATTCTTTACCACTCGGTCAGTTTTCGCTTCTTTATTCATCCAAATGCCAAAACAACCTGTTAGTGCACCCATACAAACTGATACCAATCCAGCCTGTGATGTAGTTGGTTCTGGTAGAGACATAAACCAATGTACAGACTGATAGGTTAAAATTGTAACGACTAGCATCATCAATCTTGGAAATACCTTGTAGTTGTCTATAATCGTACTAGCCATATTCTCTCTTTCTATGCGGTTCAAACACGTCATGGGCCTCAAGCATACCTTCGAGATACATAGCTCTCTCTACATGATCTAAAGTATACTTAATGCCTGTGTCTTGGAATATCTTTTCTCTTACATAAAAAACGTCAGACCTTGGTATGTGAACTCTTCTAAGTCTACCTTCGTCTTCACTTGCAAGAGCTAAGTAAAATTCTTCTATTACTTGATCTGAAGAATACAATTTTGGTTTTGACATGCTAGTTATATCCTAATGTATACTGAAAGTCAACCCTTTTTAGTTAGGAGACGACAAAAAAATTAGATACATCCTACTATAGTACTACTAAAGTACTCTACTATAGTAAAATACTACAGTAATATACTATAGTAACTTTAAATATATAACAAAAATAATAAAACTACTCTAGTATACTACAGTATATACTATATGTTATACTAAAGTACCCCCTTCTGTCAAGTATTTTTTTAGTTATTTTGTAATTTTATTGATAAATACTTAAAGGCGCCACTAAAATTTTAGATAACAGGGATAAAATACCTCTAGGAGGCTCTCAGAAGCTCTTACAGTGGGGTAAAAGCTAAAAAATGACCTGGGGTAGCCTACAGAAGTTTAGTTACTGTAGCCCCCTTTATATTCCTTGTAACAAATTATAGCTTTTTCTTATGCTTTATACTTATTTCTTATACAAATTTTGTGATCACAAAGTATTTTGACCATTTGGTTAACAACTTGATTTTTCCCATCTCTGTCAAAGGGTGTGTATACGTACGTATATCCCCCCAGTGGCCCATGCCCCCCGTAAGCATAGTGGACCTATCCTTTCGTATACAGAAACTACTATCATGTGTAGCTAAATATCTGTTTTTATTACTCTCGCAATACAATAGAACATAGTTGAATGAGGGTATTTACCCAATGGAATATATGAAATTTCATACATTAATCCGTTCGCAGAGGTTATGCCCAACTTTAGTCTTATTCCTATCCGCTAGAACTATAACCTATCCTTCCGTATCAATCTTCTATCCGTTTAAACTCTACGCTATCCTTCTGCGCTATTGACCTATCCATCGGTATTACTATCATGCGCTATACTTTCGGATAGGGGGGGTGGCTTTCTTTCGTCAATTTAGAATGGTTCTAAACTGGTCGAAAATACATATTCAATTCTTTGAATGTTTACCGTAGAGCCTGATTTTAGAGCCGTTAAATAACCATAAAATTCCAGCTGGTACCATTTCCTAAAATCTTTCCCCCTATTCAGTGACGCTCTTTGACGCCTCTACGTTTAAATGCAATTTCTTGAATATGTTTTTACTATTACTTTCGTCTATGTTTTAAACTATCCCTTCGAATACCCAAACTATCCCAATGATTTTGTCGTTTTTGGTCAAATGTCGCTTTTGTCTTTAAAGTGTCGCTTTTGTGGTTTTGCATTTGCTGCACATATGAACATGTCCTAGGTGGATGCGATGTCACGTTGTTTGAAAATTGGAACCACCACACCCGATAGGCCCAGCTTATCAC